CTTCTTACTTACGCGCTTTCGCGTTGCCATTTCTGACCCCTCTCGCTAGGGCCAATTCTAGCTGAGACTCCATTTTATCAAGGCGCGACACTATTGGAATATTCTCCAATTTAATTATGTAGCGAAGGCCAGCAATTAGTAGGGCAATTGATCCCAAGACTGACGCAACTAGGGTTGCTAATTCAGCTGCAACCATTACCGGACTTTGCCGTATCGCTCGTAGTTAGGATTAAGCCAGTTAATGATGCTAGGCAAGACTGACACTAGAGCGGCATTTGCAATCGCATTGAGGTCGAATCCCACCGCTAGGTAGGTCGCTAGTGCTGTCGCTAGGAATGTCTTTGCCCAGCTTTCGGCCATCTTTTTTAGGTCGCTCATTAGATTCTCCTTCGAGGTTAAACCATTTGCCATCTGTGTCTCCCAAGCTAGTAAATGATATATGGAAGTGGCTACGATGAGGATTCGCTCCTGAGTATTTACGCCGCTTCCAGCCCAGTATTGGGCTCATAATCTTGCCATCGTAGATAATATATTTGATGCGCTTATCGCCCTTCTTGGCGCATTTACGAATCTTCTCAACTAGTGCATAAGCTTCTTCTTTATGAGCTGATAGGTCAGAATCTACATCTATTGCTCTAACGATTCCTGACTTAGCGTCTGGTATATGGTCAGAAGTGCCTTTTGCAAGATGCCGAGCATCAGCAATCCAGCCGTCAGACTTCCTATCGCGATCAGGATAATCGTCATCGATTTGCTCCCGAAGTTGGACACCAGCTGCACATAGTCTAGGCACTAACCCACTCCTGCAAATCTTCTGACCAATAAAATAAACCATCAGGCCGAGGAGAAGGCGGTTGCCAATCAAAGTTTTCGTCCAGCGACCAAGATGCATAAGGCTGTGGTGCTATAAATACATCTGCCACAGGATCATAAGTAAAACCAATTCCAGCAAATTGTTTTCTAATATTATGATTATAGGAAGTTTTAATCCAAGTGCCACCTAGATTATTTATTAGCCATTGATAGCCTTCATCACCAGCAGGATCGTTGTTATCTCCAACTAATACTCTAACGACTTTATTATCGTTATCTACTTCTGCCCAATGCGCCATTATGCTGGCCACCTAACTATTACAATTCCAGAGCCTCCTAAAGCGCCAGCTCGGGAAGTATAAGTTGGGGCATCGCGAGTTCCTGCTCCACCTCCACCGCCTGTGTTAACAGTTCCAGGAGTTGCTGTTAAGTTAGTTTTTTGTGCGCCTTTACCGCCGCCGCCTAGACCGCCAACTGCGCCAGGATCAGCATCAAAATTTCCTGCGCCGCCACCACCTGCATAATAATAATTTCCCCCAGATAATTGACCTGTGCTAGTAGCTGCACCAATATTATTTATAAAAGATGTAGTTAAGCCAATACCGCCTGCGCCAGAAGTTACATCGCCAGACATATTGCTAACATTGTCAAAACCTACTGCTCCTGCGCCGCCTCCACCGCCGCCGCCAGACTGGCCTCCTGTATATTTACCTTTACCACCACCATTACCTTGACCAGAAGTAAAGTTGGTAGTGACACCAAAAGGTGTTGAGTTTATACTTACTGATCCACCGCCCGAGCCACCTGTCGCGCCCTGTTGATTTCTAATCTCAGTTCCAGAACCTCCACCGCCACCGCCAACGCAAGTTGTTAAAGTTCCAAATTTGCTATCAACTCCATTAGTTCCTGTAGCGCTTCCACCTTCAACTGCCCCTGCGCCACCAGCTCCAACTGTTACTGTGTGATTACCAGTTAAAGTTTGGCTAGTAAAAGTTAATAAACCGCCAGCACCACCGCCGCCGCCTGAACCATTACCACCGCCACCACCCCCAGCAACCACTAGAATATCAGCGGTAATACTCCCGCCAGTTATTCCAAGAGTTCCATTACCAGTGAATAATCGGTAATTATATCCACCAGAAGTGAATAGCGTTCCCCCAGTTACTGTTAAAGGTTTAGCGCTACCAGCAATAGCGAGAAAAAGCATTAACTTAAATCTCCTACAACTAACCAAGTATCTGTGGCAACTTTGATACAAGCAGCTGCCGAAAATTGTGCGGTGCATTTAGGCGCAGTAGAAGTAGCGCCAGTTGATTGAATAGTAGTAGTGCCTGAAGTAACAGCCTTAATAGTTGTTTGACCAGCTCCGATTTGCACTACATTTATTACTGATCCAATAGGAAAGGCAACGCTTGCATTTGTCGGAATTAAAAAATCGTTTGCACTAGCCACTGACATTCTTACTAGCTTATTTTGATTATCAGTTAATACCGCTGTATAAGAAGCGGTTTGATCGTTAAGAGTCACCTTGCCTACTGCGGCGTCAAAGCCATTTCCAACTGTGCGAATAGCAGCAGCTCCATCTTTTACCAAGTCGGTATCGTCTGGAAGGTCTATACCAAAAATCGTTGTCGTTGCCATATTTCTCCTTTAGCCTACTATTGTAGCGTTCTGCCAGTCCAAAGTAGGGCTGACATCATTCCAAGTTAAGTTATTTGGTAGCGAATTCCATCTAAATGCCTGTAGTGAGAATTCTAGGGGACTCACATTCATAGTCAGGTTCAGCTGATTTAGGCTGGCTGTCCAAGTCCAACCCTCTACGAATCCTAAGAATGTGCCATTTACCATATTAACCGGCAGGTTATCTATGCTAAGGGCTAGACCCATAAATACATTTAGAAGGTCATCGCGCTCAGCATCTGGGATTTCTGAACTAGATAGAGGGAAGGTTATCTGCCTAAGGGCAAATTGCGGCTGGGCTCGGAGGCTCAAATAAAACTCAGCCTGATCCTCGGCATCATTTTGATTTCTTAGGGTTGTGTCAATTGTTGCTGCTAGTTGGCCATATTGCTCAATCGATGATGAATCGCTATCGGTGACACTCTGATTCCCTTGGCTTCCATAAGCCAATGTTATTGAATTGCGAACATCTCCAGCTCGCTTAACTATTGATAATCCTGGGCCTATAGAATCATTGGCATCAAGATTTAGATAACCATCTGACACTAGATATTCTGCTCTATGGGTTGAATCTGCATATCCGATACGGCCTTGAGAATCTTCATATAGATAACCCAGTCCGCTGTTAGCAAAGCGAGAAGCTAGGTTATAAACTGTGTCGTTTATATTATTTTCGGAATGAAGCTCATAATCTCCTGGGGTATCTATCTCACCTAGTCCGCTGTTTTCTGCATCCTGCCACTGAGTCGTTGCGTCATAACCATTCCAAGTTTCAGCAGCTGGCACTTCATTCCATTGGTCAAATAAAACTGTGCTAAGTAATTCTTCGATTCGGTCACCATCAAATTGATGGGCAAAGTTGCCAACATAAACTGCCCTGGCTAATCTTGCTAAAGCTCCTACTGCTGTTATTTGGATTCTTTGGCTAGTTGCTGTTGATCCTGAAGTCTGAACTGTTATTCCCAAATCTGTAATAAACCCACCAAATAGATTTACATAATTAGCACTTGAATCTTGAACTTCAATAGTTACTGCATCGTTAATCTCATAAGGAACTGATGCCTCGGCTGTTTCAATAAGGGTTAGATTGCAATATCCAGCAATGGGTTGAGAATAAATATCGGTGCGACCAGAGGTAATAGTTAGGCCGCTAAGTGTTGAGCTAGTAGCTGTTACGCCATTGACCTTAACTCGATAGACTGGATTCCATAAGGTCATTGTGCTACTAGGCCGCCAAGAATAGCGCCTCCACCCCCGTTGCGAGCATTGCTATTGTTAAGAGCTAACACTACGGCCCGAGTAAATCCTTCTTCATCTATCGCGCTTGGCGCATTGACATTGATAACGATAGGTCGATCACCTTCTTCGCCTCTCCTAGCTGCTGCAACATCAAAGCTCGAAGGTATGCCTCTACCAGTTGGATTTAGTCCTGAAGGAAAAACAGGCAATGATCCAATTACAGTTCCACCGCCAGTAGTGACTTGTCCAGTAGTAACGCCACCAGTAGTAACACCTCCGCTAATAACTGGCGTCCCAGGAGTAAAGCCCGATGGCAAGCTAGATAATGGCACTGTATTGCCGCCAGCGCCGCCTGATTCTTTAGTAACATTATCAAATAATTTAACTGCTGCAATGATTGCTCCGACTACTGCTGCGCCAGTTGCTAGGCCAGCAAGAGGGTTTAGAGCAAATCGAGAAGCAATAGCAGCGGCTACTGCACTATTTCGCAAAGCGTTATAAGCGGTAACTAGGCCAGTAATTAAAGCTATAGTTGCTTGCACTCCAGCTACTATTTTAGATACCACAAATACTGTTGCTATAACCCCAGCAACAATCATAAGCTCATCCTTAAGATCAATAACTGTGTTAATAAATCCTCTAACCTTTTTACCCCATTCAACAGCGGTTTTCTGGCTATCAGTCAAAGCTTCATCTAGGCTATCTTGACCAGTCAAGCCAGAGATAAATGCTTCTAGGGCTGGAATAAAGTTGTCTAATATCCAAGCTGTAAGTTCTTGAACTATTGGCAACAAGGCAGCTCCGATAGATTCCTTAGCTTCATCAAGGGCAATCTTTACGCGCTCTAATTGCTTGGCTGTGGTCTCTGATTCCTTCTCCGCAAAGTTTCCAAATGTGCCAGTCAGCTGCTGAAAGATTGCGTCAAAGTCTTTGCTTTTTATAATATCTGCATCGAGGCCAAGGCCAAGTTTGCCAAGGGCGGTAGTGTTGCCATCATAGGCTCTACCCAAAGCGTTAGATATTGTCTCCAATGGCTTGCCAGTTGCAGCACTTAAATCTAGTGCTAAATTTAGCAACTTTTGAGCTTCTTCTACATCTTGCGTTGATCTAACTAAACGAGTGAAGGCAGGGCGCAACCCATCGTCTGCGACTCCTATAGCGATTGAAGTCTGTTTTATATATTTCTCAACGCCCTCAATTTGTTTAGCAGTTGCACCAGTCGTTGCAGTAATAGTCTCGGCTAATCGGCGTTGAGCTGTCTCATCTTCCGCTGCTGCTTTAACTGCGCTGATTGCAAATGCGCCAATAGCTGCGCCAGCAGCGGCAAATGCAACAGCTGCCTTTTTACCAAATTCTTTAGCTCTTTCGCCAATATCATCTATATCTTTAGAGCCTTTATCTAAATTCTTTTTAAAGTCTGCTGTATCGGCTAGTAGTTTGAGTGTTAATGCTCTGGAATCAGATGCCATTTACGCCCCACTTGTCTAATATTCGATTAAAGGCAGCAGTCCATTGAGAGACTATATTTCTTTGCTCTTTGCGTAGCGTTGGATAAATAAACCAACCGCGAGAGCCCCTATTCATTCTTCCAGAATAACTAGGGAATTGCTTAAATTTATTAGAGCCAAATTCAAAGCCAGCCCAAAGTTGTTGCGTAGTTCCTCCACCGCTAAATCTTTGACTAGCAAAGCCGTAACGGATTTCGCCTGTAGTGCTGGTCTTACTTACTTTAGATCCGCTAACGATTCTGTTAATGGCTTGTTGGCCTTTGCCGCGAGTTGCAGCAGTAGTAGCGATTTGTCTTTGTAAATAGGTAGCAAGGTTGTTAGAGGTTTGACGAGCCTCGGCTTTAGCTTCGTCACCTAGCAAGGTAAAGGCTTTATAGACTTGACGGAGCTCTGTCCTGTCAAATGCTGATACTTCTTCAGCCATTGCTATTCATCTCCTTTATCAGCTCGACTGCCGTTGCTACATCGTCCCAGTCATCCCAGTATTGCATTGGAATACCAGTCTTAATAGCAACTGTGACTAATAGCCGCCTTATGCTGTCGGGCTGATGGCTTTTGGGTCATCGTTGCCAGTCCTTACATCGGCAACAGTTTCCATCCAGAGATCAAAGGACTTGACTGGCTTACCAGCACTTTCGCGCTTATAAGCGTTATATGCCAAGAACATTAAATCCCAGATTCCTATATTGTCTTGCGCCTTTGTGATTGTGTGGCCTGTGGTCTTTTCCCACTTGGCCCACTCTGGCGGTTGAGCGACATAGGTGGCAACTTCGCCTCCGTTGTATTCAATTGTAATTGATAATTTCATAGCTCCCGATGCTCCGATCTCTTAACTAAAGGACTCTGCTGGTTGTCCAATGACTGTCATTGTCCAAGTGTCAGTTAGCGCTCCGGGTGCTGCGCCTCCTGCGGTTGGGAAGATTGGCAGAACTTGGAATGTGAAAGTTGCGCCAGATGCGGCTGTAAATACTGTTGAGATTCCAGTATTAGGCGCTGATTCTGCTACGCCCCACATAATTTCAAATAGAGAGCCAGTCGCTCCCCAATCCTGCAATAGTTCAATTGTAAAAGTCCATTGCTTATCTACGGACTTATAAGCGCGACCATCAAGGGTTTGATAAGTCTCGATAATTGTTTCGCAGCTTAAAACTGCAGAAGTAGTTTGAGCATCGAAGTTGTTACCACCAATGGTAAAACTAACATCGCGCCCAGTTATTACTGTTGTTGGCATTTAGGTCTCCTATGCGGTTTGCTCGTAGCGGACGCTCAAGCGAATATCTGAAACTAACAGGTTTGTAGTTCCGACTGCAGTAATCGATGGCCTTTCGACTGTCGATAACTCATACTTGGAAGCGTTAAGCGCTCCAAGAATACTAATGACTAGCTTCTCTAAATTATCTAGAGATGCAGGGTTGCTAAAGTAAGCAACGCAAGCGGTAATGGTGTAATTCAATTTAACTCGGGTTGTAACTTTGCCTAAGACTTCTAGCTCCATATAGGGCGAGTCAGGGACAATAACTATCGCTGGGACAATTGGCGCTTCGGGCGCGTGATCATAAACATTGGCAGCGGTCGAGGCTAAAGCGGTTTTAATTGCACCGCGAACATCTTCGGCAATACTTGGCATTAGCCGACCATCGTTTCCACATCAAGATAAGGCCCTAGTAAGCCAGTTACCTTGGCAAGTAAATTCTTAGATAGGCGGTAAGGGGTTACGCTAAAATCTACGCCTTCGATAGCTCCACCTGCCGCTGTTCTTGCTTGGAAGATTTCGACTGAGATAGCCAGAATTGCAGCTTCAGCATTGGCATTTCCGACATAG